CGCGAGCGGCGATGCCGCCCAGGAAGTCGTCGGGGTCCGGGACATGTTCGAGCACGTCGATACAGACGAGCAGGTCGGCGGTCTCGATGGGGGCCTTGGCGGTCGCGTGGTGGGTGGGGATGCCCAGGGTCTCCAGCCTGGCCGCCAGGGTGTCGTTGGGCTCCACCGCCGCGAGGGAGACCTGGGGGGTGGCGTCCCGCAGGGCCAGCAGGTCATGGCCACATCCGGCGCCGATATCGACGCAGAGCCGTGCGCCGCTCTGCCGCGCCACATGCACGAGCATGTCCGTCCAGGACTGCCGTTCCGGCGTGGCGTGCCACGCATCTAAATCTTCTGCCAGGTGCGTAGCCTGCCGGTAGAAGTCGCGGATCTCGGCGGGGGTGCGCGGGGATGCGGCCTGCCATTCCTCGGCGAGCCGCGCGCGGGCTTCCCCCTGGGAGGGGGCATCCTGGGTGATCATGCTGCTAATTGACCTGCACGCGCACGATACTCTGGGCGGTCTGCGTGGGCGGCAGGAGGCCGTTGCGGCGGTAGCGCAGGGCGGAGACGGCGAAACTGACGTTGGCGCCGGTGGGCTGTGCGACGTCTTGCAGGTAGCGGTTGGTGGGCCGGTACACGTCGATGATGAAGGTATTGTTGGCACTGGTGTTGGCGATGGGGGCGGCGAAGGTGGCGGAGACCGGGGTGCCGAGGTAGTTGCCCTGCACCACGGCATTGCCGGACATGTTGGCGTTGGGGCTGGAGAAGATCGCCGCCTGGAAGGTGGCGCCAGCGCCCATGGCGCCCAGGTTGAACTCGTAGCAGCAGCCATCCCAGCCCTGCATGTCCAGGACGGTGCCCTGCACGTTGGCGGAGGCGGCCTGCGCGGCGACGTCCTGCGAGATCAGGATGTTGTCGGCCAGTGATAGGTGGCTCATCGTGACTCCTTCCTCGGCAAAGGGAGCGGCCCCGGAGGGTGCCGGGGCCGCGTGTGTGGGTGTGACCTGGAGCCGGGTGCTTACTCGACGTGCTGCCAGGTGAGGCGACGGATCGCGTGGCGAATGGCCGCATTGGTGACGCCATACTCCCGTGCCAGCACATCCATGGTGACCCCACCGGCGGCGTAGCGCGCACGGAGCGCGCGCACGGCGTCCTCGGTGAGCCGGGAGTTCCAGCGATGCTCACCGCGAGAGATGGTCGCGGCGCTGCTTACGTGCACTTCGGCGGAGCGATCGCGATGTGCGACCGCGCGGGGAGGTTTCACGATCTGGACGAGGCGGTCCGGGCCTTTGGCGTTCACCACCTGTAGCTCCAGCCGCAAGCGCTCGCGGCGCGCGACTTCCTCGGCTGAGAGGGCGCGCCCGTGGACGCGGCCCAACTCATCCCGCACGTTGGGCGAGACGACGAAGCCACACACGTACTCCAGCGCGATGGCGATCTGTTTCGCCTTGACCAGACAATAGGGCTGCACGGCACGACAGAAGCGCTCGATCTCCGGGCGCGTATGGATGTGCCAGTCGGCCTGCTCCGCCCAGCGCTCGCTGCCTTTAATCTTGGTGTCACGCACGGTGACGAGGCCACCGAAGCTCGCGTGCAACTGATCGAGCACCTCGCGGTGACGCGCGCGCTGCGTGACGTAGACGGCGCAACGGTGCACATCTGAGCGGTTGCCTTTGCCCGGCTCGACCGCTATAACGACCCAGCCTTCCCCGTCAAAGAACCCGGCGGCATAGGCCGCGAATAGATCCGCTTTCACGGTGTTTCTCCTACAGAAGGGACACTAACCCTCCAGTAGTAGTATAACACCTAATTGGTTTAACGTCAGACGATCCTTAACATCCTAACTAGTAGGAATCCTACACGATTCCTCCGCGAAACGCGTCGCTGTTATACGCGCCGCCACCTACACGTTCAAACAAGATGATCCCCAACTGATCACTGTCGGCAAAACGCTCTCGCAGGATGACGGAGGTGATTTGCGTGCGCTGGCCGATGATGTAGTGGGAGAGGTCGCCGACGATGAGCGGCATGTTGTTGGCCACGCCGTCGGCGGGCATCCAGTCCGAATGCACGACGGGCATGCCGAGGAGTTGCGTGGGGTTGTCGGCATCGAGGCCGGCCTGGGCCCAGGCCTGCCAGATAGGCCGTCCCTGGCCGTCGACGAGGTTACGCACCGAACCCTCGATGGTGCGGCGCATCAGCCAGCGGGCGCCCGTGGCGTACTGGGCGGGCAGGCTGTAGGCCAGGGTGGTAATCAGCGGCACGGAGCCCGTCGCGACGGTGGTATTGGAGATGGCGTGGGCGGTGGTGCCGGCCACGTTGGTGGTGGGGATGCCGGGCACGTTGAGCATGCCGAGGGGCTGCAGGCCGGTGCCCAGGCCCTGGATGAAGCCGAGGTCCTCGACGAGCGCCATATTCTGGCCGCCGTTCTGGGCCAGGAAGGCGAGCACGTTGACGGCGGCGTCGTTGACGAAGTCGTTGGAGAGCTTGGTGGCGACACGCACCTTCTTTATAGGGATATCGTAGGCCTGCCAACTCAAATCGGTGTCGGTGAAGGCGGGGGTCTCACCCGCCCAACTGCCCACGAAGCCCGATGAGAGGATAGAGCCGCCGGGGATGCCTGCGTAGGTGCCGGCGTTGGGCGCCACGGCGGGCCAGCGCAGGATATCGCGGTTGGTAGGCTGGACCCGTGCGAAGCGGCGCATCACGGCGGTCTGGGGCACGCGCGCGAGCACCTCGGCCTGGACATCGGGGGGCACGATGAAGCCGCCGGCGGTATCGGTGCCCTCGGAGAGCGCCTTCTGCTCGCTGCCCGAGAGCATGGAGAGGGCGGAGGAGCCGTAGCGCATGGTGAGCTTGAGCAGGCGCGTATAGGCGGACTTATATTCCGCGCCCATGGAGGCGCGGGTGGTCTGGTAGAAGTTGTAGGATTCGGGGTCGCGTTTGACCTCGTCGGGGATCTCGCCGTAGACGACGTCCTCGGGGTACATGGGCACGAGGGTGCCGAGGGAGGTGTGCTTGTGGATGATACCGGCCTTGACTTCCCAGCCGGCGCGGGTCATGCGCACGCGCTCATCGTCCGATCCTGAGACGCCATGGGGTACCCGGCGCACGGGGTCGTCGAGGTAGCGGTCCAGCTCGGCGAGGTCGCGCTGGGCGGCCTCGAGCTTGGTCTCGTCGGCGATTTCGCCTCTGAGGGCGTCGGCGCGCGTGCGGATGAGGTCCAGGGCCTGGACTTCCTCGGGGGGCAGGTGGGTCTTGTGTTCTTCGAGGATCTTGCGCGTGCGGATGCGCAGGGTCTCGAGCTCTTCGTGTTTCGACTTGAGGGCAGCGTTCACGCGCGTGGTTCCCCTTCAGGGTCGGAAGCCCAGGTCGAGAGGCCTGGGAGGAAGACCCCCGCTTTAGCTGGCTTTAGCCAAATAAGGAGGTGCGGCATGCCAGCCTGCCTCTTCTTGCACCTTGTTCCATACTCCGCTAGACTGTATCCATACCGTCGTGTGGGGCAAAGGCACTGCATCCCCGCGCTGCCCAGATGACAACAGCGTTGCTGTTGCCCAAACAGCCAGGCTGCCTGGGAAATGGGAGCAGCAACAGTTTCGTGCCCAACGCACACGACGGGCGCTGCGCTCTCTGTCGTCCGGGAGATCCGGCCCACCGTCGGCAACGATAGCAACAGCGTAGCTGTTGTTGAAATGGGTGGTGCAGAGTGCAGGGTCGTAGGGGTGATACCCGCCGGAATTGCACCGGAAGTCATGCGGCCAGGCAGCGGAGTATCGACCTCCGCCGACATTCCGTTCGCCGGTATCTGGGTGTCAACGCGACGGGACAAGCCCACGGGCTTTAGCCCTGGGTACATGACGCGCGTGGTCCTCCTCTCTGCCCACGGTGCGGGCAGCAGGCAGCATCAGCCGCCCGCACGAGGCGCGGGCAGCACGGGGAGCAGGGGGTAAACGGGGGCCGGGGTGGACTAGAGGTCGAGGGCGCTGGCCAGTTCGTAGGCGTAGCGGGTGCGCAGGGCGAGGGCATCCTCGCCGCGCTCGATGGTGGCGGCCCACTCCAGCAGGCGGTGCAGGTCGGTCTCGACGCGTGCCAGCTCGGCGCGCAGGGGGGCGCGCATGCGCGCGTTCTCTTTGGTGTCCTCGCCGAGCAGCGTCATGGCCTTGAGTTCGCGTGCCAGCCTGGCCGAGAGGTCACACAGGTCCAGGCCGAGGCCATAGATCTGGATGGGGGCGCCGGTCTTCCACTCGTCGCCTTCCGCCGTCGTCTTGCCGTTTCCCCCCTGGGCATCGCCGAGCATGCGGCGGGCGCGCGCCTGCAAGGCCTTCTTCCTGGCGTCGTCCAGGCCCGGGGCGTTCGACTGCGGGATACGGGCTATGGCATTACGCAGGTGTGGAAGATCGATGCCGCCCTGGGCATTTTTGTAGGGGAAGTGGCGCTTAGAGCGGGGCACGCGCTTGCCTTCCTCGTCATCTTCTCCAGGTTCTACATACAAGAACGCGGAGTTTGGCAGATCATTTACCTGAGCAGTTGACCACACTGCCTTGGTCTGCCGGGTCTGGCTCCGGGTCTTATCCATCATGTCGGTCTGCACGGGCTCCCCGTCGTCCATCATGGCCTTGCGGCGGTCTGCTTCGCGCAGGGCATCGGCGACGGCGTTGGCGGTCTCCTCGTCGTCATAGCGACCGAGGAGGTCACCAGCGCCATCCTGGTCGTCGTCGTCATCCCCGTCCCCGGTGCAGTAGACGCACCAGTCATCGCCTTCTTGCTGTACGCGGTAATCCATCTTGCCTCCTCTGCCACCCCGCGGTGGCCGGTCTGGCGGCACGAGCATGCCGCCGGCGGCATCGGCGCCAAGGCCCAGGGCCTTGCGCCTGTGTGCTTTGACGCCGGTCATCACCGCCTCGGGGTGAGCGACCGACTGGTGGGCGGCATAGGAGTACTCGTGCAGGCCGTAGTCGAGGATGCGGCGCACGCGCTTTCTGCCTGCCGTCTCGTGCCTGCTGTCGTGGGTGCGGTAGCCGATAGACATGCCGAGCGTCCTGCCATGCGCCGCCAGGTCTTTGGCCACGGCCAGCAGGTTATCGCCTTGTGGTCCTTTGAGGATGTAGGTCTCGGTGTAGAGGCCGTGCGGGGTGGCCTCGATGCGCAGGGGGATGCCCACGGGCAGGGCGCTCATGTCATGGCCGATGAAGACGCCGACGTCCTGGGGGCTCTGTAGCCTGGCCACGGCTTTGGCCGAGGCGCCGGGGTCGATGATGTCGCGCACGCGGTCGACGGAGTGATGCACGGCGGCGAAGCCGGAAATTATCCTCTGGGAGACATCCACCGTCTTGAGTTCTATTGCGGTGAGATATGTCTCCACGGGCGGCTCCTAGCGTCCGGCGGCCAGCTCGCGCAGGTCAGCGAGGTCGGCAGGGGTGAGCGCCCGATGGCCATTCCCGGCGCTGCCGGCAGGTGGGGCGCCTCCTGGCGTGCCGGCCTGCTCCGCCTGGGGTTTGGTGGATGTGGTCTCGGCGCCCGGCACCTCCTGCGCCGGGGCGCCGGCCTCTGCCTGCTCGGCCAGCATGGGCTCCAGCCCACGCGAGAGGATCAGCAAGGCATCCGGCGCGAAGCGGGGCGTCATGCCCAGGAGCTCCCGGCCCTCCTGCACGCTGATAAGCCCGGACTGGATATCATCGCGCACGCGCTTATGCCTGGCATCTTCATCCTCGGCCAGGGCCTTGACGGTCGAGAGGTCGAACTCCAGGTAGTCGAGACCCTGGGTGCCCGGCTCGTCGAGGAGCCCGCGCGAGAGGTCACTGGCTATCTCGCTGTAGAGGGGGATCAGGGTCTCATCCCAGAAGGTGGCACGGGCCTGCTGGGTGGTGCTCCTGTTCCCGTGAATCATGCCGAGGCGGGCGCCCACGAGTTCGAGCGGCACGCCGAAGGACATGGCAATGCGCGCCTCGGAGATCTCATCGAGGTCGGGCAAGACGATGCCCGCCTGGCCCAGCGGCATGCCCATGGGCGTGTACCTGGCCTCCGTCTGGTCCAGCACCAGCATCTGATGCCAGTTCTGCGGCCCACCGGTCTCACCCCGGAACTTATCCCGGATCAACTGCCGTTCCGCCGCCGTCACCTGCTTGGTGATTTGCAACAGGCCGGCCGGCACCGCGCCATTCCTGAAGAAGCCCAGCGTGAAGTTGCGCATCATGGCGTCGGTATCGACGCGCTCGGCGCACACCGCCAGGGGGGGCAGCCCATACCAGTCATCCACCGCGTTGCGGGTACGCAGCTGGATCACGTCCTCGGGCGGCAGGTGGAAGACCTCGTGCTCCAACCGATATTCCCAGCCGCCGATATGCCGCTGCCGGTCGGGGATGACGAACATCCTATCGGGCCGCAGCGGCCACAATTCCACCGGCCTGCCAGAGGCGCTGCGCACGATCTCCAGATAGGCGGAACCGGCCACGGCACGGAACATGATCGTGGCCGCTATAAGCTGATAGCGCGACATGAAGGGATTGGGATGCTCGAACAGGTCCAGGAGCGGGTGCGTATGCACCTGGCGGGCATGCTCCCCCAGGCGCACCACCCCGCACAGGCGGGGCTCCGCCGCACTGGTCGCCAACTCCTCCACACAGGCGTATACTATCTCATTGCGAGAGTACCCCTCTAACGCAAATCTCCAGTAATTGTGCCAATACTTAGGGTATTGCGGAACCCCTTCTTCCCAGGTGGGCACCTGGGCGCCGACGGCGGTCTTGCGGGAGAAGGGCAGCAGGCCGCCCAGGGCCCGCGCCACTACCCCCACCTTACACTACCCACAGGAACACCTTCACGCACAGCCCCAGCACCAGCGCCAGCAGCAGCAGCAGCCCGACCACCACGAGCACATACACCACATACACCCCAAGACTGCCGAGCGCCCGCCGATCCTCCCTATCCATCCACCAACCTAGATGAACCAGACCCCAGCCCGCGCCGCGCTCAAGGTCTCATGCGCCCGCCAGGCCAACGCCAACGCACACACACAATCATCATGCAGCCCCTCGGGCGCGCTGTAACTGACCCCAGAGCGCGAGTAGTGATACTCAAACGCCTCCAACTCAGCCCGCATCGTCCCCTCCGGTATCCGCACCTGACGCTGCTGCAACGCCACCGCGAGTCCCTCCATCAACTGCTGCTTACTGGAGAGCGTGAAATGAAAGGGCCGCACACGCTCCCGCCCCCGAGAGACCGCCTCATACACCGGATCCCCCACCCCCGTCGAGTCAATGTACGCCGGCGTGTCCCCCCCTAACTCACTGATCCGCTGCACCGTCGCCGCCCAATAGTCCGTCAACGCCGGAAACCCCGGCGGCAACCGATCCTTGTGCCAGCGCTCAAACCGGCACACCGTCCCCCCCTCGTCTAACGCCACCCCCACCGTCCAGTCCGCACTCTTCGCCAAATCCCAGCCCCAATGCGCAGGCTGGGCCACACTATAGGGCCCCACCGCCTCCGCTATCGCCGCCGCCCCAAACGGATTCCCCATATCGTCCGTGGGGTCCGCTAAATACAACTCCCGAAATACCGCCTCCGGCAACTTCGCCCGCGCGTCCTCTACCTCCAACCGGTCCAATACCCCCGCCGCTACCGCATCATGCGCCGTGATCTTCGCATAATGCATGTCCGGCGCCCCCGCCTGCGCCATCCGCGCCAACCGATACGCCCAGTTCCTCCTCCCCTTCACATTCCCTATCACCCGTAACGCCCCACGCGTCGCCGTGAGCGTCGAGCGCACCGCATGGTACGCCTCCTCCTTCACCCGCGTCGCCTCGTCAATCACCGCCGCATACACATCCTCCCCATATAAACTGTCAGGATGATCCGCCCCCTTGAAAGCGATCACCGCCCCATTCGCCAACACCAACGTCCGCCCCGTCTCATTCGCCGCGTAATACTCCCGCGGTAACCCCCGCTTCAACCTCCTGTACACCATCTCCGCCTGCGCCAATATCGGCGCTACCCACCAGTAACTCCTCCCCCCACCCTGCCCCACTAACGCCTGCTCCGCTAACCAACACATCGCACTGACCGTCTTGCCACTCTTGGTCGATGCCTCCACTATGGCATAGCGCTCCGCACAGAACACCGCCGCCAACTGCGCCGGATACATCCACGGCCGCTCATACCGTACCCGCACCGCCTCAGCCTGCATCCCCCACTACTCCCCGTGCTGCTGTGTAGAACGTGATTATGGAACAAGACCCTGGAGACCGGGTAGCCCTCACTAGTGCCGGCTTGTACAAAGAACACGCTGGTCATACAAGATGCTGGAGATCGGGGTCCTCCCCCCCACCCTGCGGCAACCCGGCAAACCGGGAAATCGAGGAGGGGACCCCCGCCGCTGCTACCGCACGTCAGGACCGGCCGTGTCCACGGCGGCCGTGTCCATGGCAGCGCGGCCATTGCTGTCCATGGTGCCACTGTCCATGGTCACGTCCAGGGTATCCATGCGCTCCGGATCCGGGGCTGCCAGGGCGGTACGTGCCTGTTCAGCGAGCTGTGGTGTGGGCCTATCGATCCCTATAGTAAAGGCCACGGGCGCGCCGGATTTGCCGGTGAGTTCGAGCTGTTGGTGTTCCCGGTACTTCTCCGGCCGGAGGGCCTTGAGCAAGAAGATTATAAGGAGGTCGGAGGATTTCATTGCCCTGCGGTGGGCTTCCAGCTCCAACGTGTCGATGGCTTGTTCTCTGGCGTCATCCCACGCTGCTTTGAAGGCATCATCGGCGTTTCGTGCCCAGTAGGCTGCTTGCCGGGTAATGCCGGCGCCTTTGGCGGCGTGGGTGATATTGCCGTTGGTAGCGAGCAGACGGAGAAAGACGTCTTGCCACTGGTATTCGCCCGCGGATGGGCTGGGGAACGCGCCTTTGACTTTGGCATCGTCCAGGGTCAGGTAGCGCTTATTACCATCTGCCAAATTGCGGATCTGCACCATAGAAGCAACTACCTACTAGTAGATGGAGGTGAGAGACGTAGCCGTGGGGTGAGTGCTGGCATCTACGCAGGAGATGACACAGGGATACCCTTCCGGTTTCCCATGGCAGGGTGGCATAGGAGGTGAAGACCGGTGTACCTGGTACGTGCATAGCAGGGGAGTGTGGGGGTGACAAGGGGTACTGGTGTGACTGGCGTGAGCCATGGCGGCTCCGCTACCCCTGTCGGTCCTGTTGACTCTGTGTTCGGGTACAGGTATACTATGGGGAGACCACCGGGATCTGTGGGGCTACTCGCGCCGGTGGTCTCCGAGGAAAGCAATGGACCACGAATCGAGAGAAGATTCCAGCCTGTGTGCCTACTGTGGCGAGGCAGCGACGCTGCGCTGCCCTGTGTGTGGCGATCGTACCTGCGGGGCCCATGTATGCCCCGTGTGTAGCACGGAAGTGGAGGCTAACTGATGCACAACCTACCCGTACTGTCGATCAAAGAGGCAAAGGCCAGCACTGGTGGCGGGATCACGCAGGTAAGCAAGATGCCGTGCAAGACCTACAATCTGCCCGCCAGGTACTGCCATGTGGGCAGCAAGCTACGCGAGCAAGGTCAACGCGAGATAGCCATGTACGGCCAGACGAAAATCCCGTGTGGTGTGTGCTACACGTATGGTCACAATTGGCGCTATGAGAATGTCCAGCGCGGTATGGAAGCGCGCTACCAGGCGCTGGACCATCCGTTGTGGGTACCCGCCATGGCGACGCTGATCCGCAAGCAAAGCCCGCTGTACTTCAGGTGGCATAGCTCAGGCGATATCCAGAGCCTTGAGCACCTCCGGCGGATCTGTGAGGTCTGCGCGTTGACTCCGGCTACACGGCATTGGCTCCCCACCCAAGAACGCAAGATCGTCGCGCGGTACCTCACGCAGTACGGCACATTTCCATCGAACCTGTGCGTCCGCATCAGTGCGGTCGTGATCAACTCCATTCCCGCTACCTATGCTGGCTGTACCGAACGGCAAGCCAGCATGATCAGCGAATCGCCCGTAGCCGGTGCCTGGAATTGCCCGGCACCCCAGCAAGGCAACGCGTGCGGTGATTGCCGCGCATGCTGGGATCGGTCCGTTCCCCTGGTCGCCTATCACCTCCACTAATCCTGAAAGGATCCGGCAATGACCCTCATCGACTCCATCATTATCGCGCGGTTGCGCCACTATGAGACCGTGGCACCAGGCGTGGAGCTGACCGTCTATGGCCTGTCGTACGCCACCGGTATACCGGAGGCCGACCTGCAGCCAGCACTCAACCGGTTAGTCGATACCGGCATGCTGCTATGGCGCTTCACCGGCCAGTGGGCCTATCGGCTCAACCCGAACGCCTGAGCGCCAGTCTTGACCTTGTGCGGACTTCTGGCCAAGGCGCCGGGAGTCGCCACCGTAGAGACGGTGGCTACACCGGAGTGTGTAGGGCACGTCAAGTAGCAGGGAGCACACACCATGACCGTAGACGATGCACAGTTCTGGGTAGAGACGTTCGTAGGGCGCGGCTGTCATGCCGAGGTACAGGAGGCTACCACCCCTGCCGGCGTGACGTTCAGGGCAGTCGGCGTCCAGTTGCCGGGCCGCCGTAGTCTGCACTGGTGCTACCGGAGCGCAGACTGCATGGACGTCCATTTGATTATCGATAGGCACGTCGACGTGGGCGCCTAGCCCGCCACACATACCGCACAAGCAGACTCCCCTGGCGCCAATCCAGGGGAGTCGTTACGTACGCTGCATACGTCCCCTCGGCCCATACCCCAGTACGTCTAGAGCTAGCCCAGGGCACCTACTCCACACTCCCTGTAGCCGGTACTACAGGGAGTGCGCACGTACGCTGTATGCCGGGATCCGGGCCGCCTGGTCGCACCTCGATACGGCGGATCCGGTAGGGGAGACGTATGTACGCGCGCGCGACCTGAAGGGACCGTAGGATGAACGTGGATGGAGATGGATGCAGCGCACGGACCTGGCCCGCTGCCCGCGCCGGCATGGCTCCCGCGGAAAGGAGCAGCATCAGTGTGGATGATGGTGGAGGGGCAGCAGGGGAGCTGCAGCTGGGGACGGCCTGGCGGGGGGACCGCGAGCGCCCCCAAAGGGCCATCCCCCGCGATATTTTTGGGGCCGCGCCGGCGCGCTCCCCCGCGTTGGGGGTGGTACCTGGCCCCTTCATCACTGCCCTGCCTCCGGCCGCGACGTCACCTCCGCCAGCTTCGCTTCGATCTCACAGAGCCGCTCGTCCGACATGTGGCAGGAGCTCTTGCAATAGGCCAGCAGCACCTTTACCTCGATGCGCCGCCGCGCGTAGGTGTGGATCTGCTCCGCCGGCAACGCACCCGTGCGGACCATCGCCCCTACCACGTCCTGCGAGTAGCCCAGCGCTTCCGACGCCTCGCGGACGCTCACATAGGCGCGGGCAGGCCGCGGATCCGGCGTGTCGATGCGTGCCAAAAACCCCTCCTGCAGTTGGTACGTGCCGTCCGCGGCCAGCGTCGACTCGACCCGCACCGGCGCCGTCGCATAGCCCTTGACCGCCCGCGGGCGCAGCGGCCCCTCCCCGTCCACCAGGTGCGCGATGTCGTCAGGACCGGCGCCGGCGACCCCATGCTCCCCCAACCGCTCTACGAGTGGCACCGCTCGCGGCGCCAGATACTCCTTCCCCTCCACCCGCTCCCGCGGCCGGTACTCCCGTTGGTGCGCCAACTGCCGCGCTCTCGCCTCCTCCGCCAACTTCCGCGTGATTTGCCCCGGCGTGGGGTGTGCCGCCATCTCGCCCCCCTCCCCTCTACCGCCGCGGCCCGAAGTCCACGTCTGCCGCACCGGTACCTTTTTGCCGCCGCCGCTCCCCTCTACCATAGCACCCCGCCACAGCCCCACACAACGAAACGGTACCCATTCGTCCTATTTGACATCGTGTACGGATACGGGTATAGTGGGGAGTGAAAGGAGGACACACAAGTGGCACCCGAACAACTTACCCTCGCCCAGGCCGCCAGAGAACTGGGCATCACCCACGATAGCCTGCGCACCACCGTCAACAAGGGCCGTATCGCCGCTACCAAACAGGACCACCCCCGCGGCGCCTACTGGACGATAAGCAGAGAGGAAGTGGAACGCTACCGCTCCGAACAGCTCGGCAAGCCCGGAGGGCGCTCCAGATATGCAGGAAAGGGAAAATAGCATGATGCATGAGGAAGAACAGGTGCAGGTGACGGCCGAGCAGGCCAGGGAGGTCTTGCGTGGCCTGGCCTATGGTGGCATCGTGCCCACCATGCCCACGGCGGAGCTCGAGCAGTTCGTCTACGCGGGCAGTGATGGGACGTATGTGCTGTATACCGGTGAGGGCGCGGATGCCGGCTGGGTCTTCTGGAGCCTGTTTGACTCCTGGCCCGCGGTGCCCGCGCCCGATGAGCGGGAGGCGCTGCTGGCCGCCGCCGACTTCCTGTGTGGGATGCACTCCTAGCCCGAGGGGCGCCTGGCTGCCCGCTGCCTCGTACCTGGCGCTGCCAGGACGCATGCCACGCCACGAGCACCACCCGGCTGTCCTGGTGGGGGAGCTGGTAGTGCAGGGGGATGGCACGAGCAGAGACGAAGGGGTCGGCGGGGCGAGATCTCCCCTCCGCCTCGTATTTGGGGCCGAGCTGGGGGTGCCCTTTGAGCCGCCGATCGCTGCGCATATGCCTAGCCTAGCACCACCTGAGGGTATTGACAATGTCGGGTAGGTGGTGTATATTATAGACAAGGAGAAAACCGGAACACGAAGGAGACGGGCAGATGGCAACAACGAACGGGACAGTCAAGGTCGTGACTGATGACGCGCGGATCAGCAAGATTATCACAGCCTATCGCGCAGCGTTCGCCCGTGACGATTGGGCAGCCTGCTGGGATCTGGCTGGGAAGGCGATCCGCGAGTGGACGTGGCGGATGGGCCAGACGCACAAGCTGCATGAGGGTGGGATGGTAGACACGAGGACGGGGCGGCACCTGGGGCGCGGGACGCAGTTCTGTGAGGCGCAGCGGGATGCCTGGTTCGCGGTGCAGCGGGGGTTGAAGGCCCGCTTCCCGCAAGATGACGAATACATTTTTTAAGAGACATAGCGCGTGACCCCGGCGAGACGGGGTAGGGAGCAGGACATGACACGCACGGAAGCCCAGTATTGGGCCAGACAGTTCAAGAGCAAGCTCGCGTACATCTGCAAAATCATCCCTGCAGGGCAGAACGAGTACGTGCTAGACGTATACATCACCCCGGAGCAATTCCCCACGACGGTTGAGAGCAGCGAACACGCAAGCGAGCTACTGCGCGCACTCTGGGTATAAGGAGATAGGACGATGACAATCAAAATCACGCCAAACGAAGAGAACCAGACCTTCAGCATTGACCTCTTGACTCACATCCGCACCGGCGAAAAGTACATCGTCAAATACGTGGCCGACTGGGATAATTTCGGCACCGACGACGACCCCAATTGGCAGTGCATAGGTGGCCACATCGCCGAGGCATGCGGTCCGCTGCACTATACCGATGTCGCAGCCCTGCGCACTGACCCCTACAATTGGGATGGCGACCAGGGGCTAGAGGACGATATTGTGAACGACGATTATACGTGGGAAGAGATCTACAGCGGCGAGCCCCGCTAGCCACTACTCAGCAGATAGCGCGTAACCCCGGCAAGACGGGGTACGGAGCAGGACATGACACGCACCTACACCATAGAAGTAGACCGCGCGGGCAAGCGCACCCTGCGCTGCGCCGGCTTCGGCACCGTCTATGACGCCCAGCAGGCGCTGCTCAGCACGGTGGACCGGCACCAGCCGCACGTCACCTCCGCCCGTATCGTCGAGCGACGCTATGCGCCCGACGGCGCCTGCACCAGGACCGTCGTCTGGCACGATGGCGTATGACCGACACCCTCACCCCACACCAGGCAGCGGCGGCCCTGGGCATCCGCACCAAGACCCTCAATGACCAGCGTCGCAAGGGCCGGATCGTGGGGGTGCTGGTCCCGCACCCTACTGGCGACTACTACACCTACACGGTGGAGGAGGTCGAACGCTACCGGGCCTGCTCATTGGGCAGGCCGGGGCGCAGACCAGCCGCCTCGCCAGTCCAGGTGACCTGCCCTGGCTGAGCCCACACCTCCAGCCACACACCCAGCCGTTCCCGATCCCGTGCCCACAGCCGATACGCGCCGGCACGGGTCCGGTAGAGCGTGCGATGCCCGGCGAAGGAGGCACGCAGGGCATGGCCAAGCGTACGGGCGTCCGGCCCCACGAAGCTGATGTACAGCCGGCCGGCAGTCTCTTTGATGCAGACCCGCGTCACCGCGGGCCCCCGCCAGGGGAGCCGATGCTGACCGGCATGCCGCAGTCCAGGAGGGCTGCCTGGAGATCTTCGAGTGAGCGTACGATGCGCGTGGCGCCCAGTTCGGCGAGCGCCCGCTGTGCCGGTGAGAGCCGCCCGCCAGGGATTTTTAGCTCAAGGCCGATCCAGAGTGGCCGCGCCTCCCCGGCGAAAGAGGAGCCGCCTAACGCGCGGTGAAACGCGTAGAGGTCCGCACTGCCTGGCGTCGAGTGACCGCCCCCAGCGTGGAACTGGTGGCCGCAGGCGGGGCACCGCGAGCGCCGCCGCCAGGCCCCCGTCTGCACCACCGTACACCCAACCACCCGCTCCAGATAGTCCACCACCAGCCGCTGGAGATCTGACTCCCGGCATGGCAGCGGACCCGCCTGGGCCGCTTCTGGGATGTGGCCGGTGCGCCGCGCCTCCTCCAGCGCCGCCAACCGCTGCTCAGCTGTGTGCAGTGTCGGATGTTTCATAGCCCAAAATACTCCACATCGGCGATAGCCAGTTCCAACACGCGCTCCGGCGCCACGTCCAGGATGCGCCCCCACC